AGCTTCCTCGTTCCAAAGTTTTTGCGCCTCTTCCTGAGACAGTTCGTTTTCTTCCACAGTGCTCTCCAATAAAAAAGCCACCTTTCGGTGGCCTACTCACACGGCTAAGCGGGACTATTCGTCCGGCTCGGCCACCACACCCCGAGTTGCCTCATTCGGCAAGTCGAGAAATCGTTTGAGCATTTTGATTTCGCCCCGCAGTGACGCCGTGTCGGTGAGAGAAAGACCGACTGCATCATTTTTGACACGCGCACGCTGGAGCTCTGTTTCAGCCCATTTGCGTAGTTGGTGCCAGGTTGCGGAAGTGAAATCGTTCATGCCATCTAAAAAGCCAGGTCATTGCCTGGCTATGTATATTTTGGGCGCAAGGCCCCTGCCCATAGTATAGGGCTGAAGGGGTTTTCTTGCAACATGTTGTACTGCCCGCTACTGTCCGCTTAGTACGCGTTTTTGGTGTAGCGCGGGTAGAAGCACAGGGACGCCGTGATGACCGTGCTTGTGCCGCCAGCCGAGATGGCGCGGATAAAAGGAGGCATCTCGTTTGGCGTGTGGTTGGCCGTGGTGGTGTATGCCATGTTGGCGGTGCCGCCCTTTTGCGTCATGGGGTGCCAAGCGACTCCATCACTTGACCCTTGCATGGTAATGGTCGCCCCACCAAAAGTGCCAAAGATGTGGCACGTCATATCGCCAGCGGAAGGCAATTGGAATGCCGTGCCTGTGTCTGCGCTGGTCAATGCCCAGGTCACGATGATCGCGCCTGGTGCGGTGTCTCGGCTGATGGTTGCGTTTACTGAAGCCATGGTGATTTCCTTTGGTTAGATACCGGAGCCGGTACGGAGTTTGAGGTTTTGCTCGGCAGCATAGATTTCCTTCTTGCTGCGTTCGCGGATAGCCGTGTCGGCCAGCTTTGCTTTGATCTCTTCCAGGCTGATGTTCTGGTTGTTCGACATCTTCAGCATTTCAATCTCGCGCGTCATTTGCAGCTCGGCCATTTTGAGTTGGGCGTCTTGCTGCATCATGGATTGGCGCAATTGAATTTCCGCCATGTCGCCTTCGTTCTGCGCCTTGGCTCTTTCCATGTCTGTTTGCGCGCGAATCTGCGCAGCCTGGACACGCGGATCGGGTGCCTGCTGTTGCTGCGGGTTGGCCATCTGCTCTTTGATTTTCTCCAGCTCGTCTTCGGGCTTGAACACGTCCTTGGGGTCGATATGCTGAGCTTGCAGCGCTTTCTCAAACAGCTTCTGCGTGTCGATGTACACGCCAAAGGTCGGGTTGGCCGCAGCAGCAAGCAGGTTCAAGAACGACTGGTTCTGGATGTCGCGCACCAGCAGCGCGCTGGAGCCGCGTGCGTCGATGCTGAAGTCGCCCTTGATCTCCTCGTCCTCGCTGTACATCATGTTGTAGTCGTAATAACGACGGATGTGCGGCTTGGTGATCATGTCGTCGAACTGCTTAACCAAGCGGCGCAGGACCACGTTGGCGCTGTTCATCAGCATCTGCATGCCGCCCACGGTGTCAGGCGCTGCGCCTTTCTCGCCCTGGGTGATCGCGGGCACGCCGGTCTCCTGGTCGGCCAGCTCCATCGCCATCTTGATGATGTTGGCCAGCTCGGCTTGGTGGCTGTTGAACTCGACAGCCGTGAAGGCTTTGCGCACGTCGTCCACGTCGTCGGTGGCGTACCAAATTTTGCGGGCACTAAGCTGCCACTGCTTGTCTGCTGGTTGGATCGTGCCAGCCTTGACGATGATCTGCGGGCCGCTGGTCACGCCTGAGTTGTCCATCATCTGACGCCATGCCGCATTCAGCACGCGCTGCTGCGCGCGCATGAGGTATGGCACGCCATAACCCCACACGCTACCTGCCACCTTCTCCCAGACGAAGAAGTCGTATGGCAGGTCGCCGCCTTCCAATGGATTCAGGAATGCCTTCACCACGGTGCTGTTGATCATCACGACGCATGCGCTGATGCTGCGCAGCTCGTCCTTTTCGCCGATGTTGACGCCGGTGGCTTCCAGGTCTTCGTGCTCGACTTCGCCCCAGTAGGTCCACATCTCGTAAACGTCGCGGGCAATGTCGCGTTGATCTTCGTCCTTCAGCTCCTGGAAGGTGGCCGACTTCTTTGGCCCTTCCTCTAGCACCTTGCGAAGCTGGTCCTTCATAAAGCCCGGCTGCTTGGCCAGCTCGCGCACCTGGCGTGCGGTGAGCTGCTCACGCTCGTAGATGCCCTTGCCGTTGTGAATGCTGTCGCCGCAGCCTGGGTCTGGCCAGACGTTGCGTGGGTCTATGCTGAACGACGCAGGCTTGATCTCTTCGACGATCTCCAGGGTGTGAATCTGGTTGCCGTCCATGTCCTTGTACGGTTGCCAGGCTTTGCGTGTGCGGTTGGTGACGATAGGGCCTTTGATTACGCCTGTGCCCATCACCGCTGAGTTGTGAATCACCTTGCGCACTTCGGCGTTGTAGTCACACTCGGTGAGTTGGTCGTCGATCTCCAACTGCATGGCGTCGGCTTTCTTGCGCGCCACATCCATGGCAGCCCGGGCAATGTCCTTCATGCGCAACGGCTCGCCGCTGTCTGGGTGAGTGAGCGGCTCGCCTGTGTTCTTGTCACCCGCCATTTGCCCATCACGCGCCATGGTCATCAGCTCGGGCTTAGGTGTGGGCTGGATACCCCAATTGCGGTCGTCTGTGGGCAGCAGGATGTCGGCAAGGCGGGCCTCTGCCGCGTTGGACTTCTGACGTGTCAGGCCGATGTAGACGGTTGACCGGTGAGGCTTGGCCTGCTGTGTGGTGACAGGGTAGCCCTGCTCCACGCTGGTCATCATCTGGCTGGCCGCCTTGTTGATGTTGTCCTTGGCGTTGTACTGGTCCTCGTCTTCGAGCCACCGCTTGTCCACGCCGTAGCTGTAGCGCGAGCGAATCCACTCATCGCGCTGATGGGCCATGTTGGTGCCGAAGGTTTGCAGCTTCTCCTCCATGCGCTCCTTGGCTGCTTGCTGGTCTTCTTCGACCGGTGTGTCTTGCATCATCGTGGGTTCCTCATCATCTGATTGCCGATCAGGCCACCGGTCGGTGCTGACTGACCTGCGACGGGCGGGCGGGCCACGCCCTGACCCAAAGCGCCTGTCGGGACCTGGACGCCAGCTTGCGGCACGCCCAGGGCTTGAACTTTAGGACCGACCGGAGCGGGCTGCTCCATCTCGGTTACTGACGTGCCCATCGTCATCTTGCTTGGCTTGGCCGTCTTGCCTTGGCTGTACGCGCCAAGATCGATTGCCGGGGTCATGGGAATGGCTGGCATGTCAATACCTAGAAGCGACCGCCCATAGGCGGCGGCATCATCCGAGGGTCCATCATCGCGCCCGATAGCAAGCCGGTGGGCTTAGGCGCTGGGGCCGGTGCGGGCTTAGGCGCTACCACCGGCGCAGGCGCTGGGGCCGGTGCGGGCTTAGGCGCTGGGGCCGGTGCGGGCGCTGGGGCCGGTGCGGGCTTAGGCGCTGGGGCCGGTGCGGGCTTAGGCGCTGGAGCCGGTGCGGGCTGGCCGCGCATTAGCCCGCCGGGGGGAGGGGGCATCATCCGAGGGTCAAACATAGGCATCATGGTCAATATCCTGCGACTTCGTCGAAAACCCCAAAGGCGGGGGCGTTGGGTAGGCGGTTGGTCCGAATACGGGCCTCGGCCTCTTCCTGTGTTTTGGCCATGCGGCGCATCATCATTGCGTACCTGGTAGCCGACATCAGGTCGTCGGTCAGCTTGACGACCATGCCGTCTTTGCGGTGGTACAGGCGAAACTCCTCAAACCAGTCTTCCAGATGGGCGAACACGCGCAGGCGCATGGTCTGCATGCGTGTCAGCATCTCGGACAGCCCGGCTTCCACGCCGTTGCTGCCATCCTCGAATGTGGCTTTGTCCTTCAGCAAGTTGAGCCCCTGATCGCGGTATTGCTTGGCCAACTGCTCGCCTGAGCCGCCCTTGTCCCGTTGCAAGCCGTCATGCGGCCAGGCGATTGGCACCCAGTCGCCTCTGGCCCGAATAGCCATGGCGTGGCCAGCGATGCCGGGCTCACTCTTGCGGTACGTGTCGGTGACGTAAATCGTGTCGCTGTCGCGGTCCCATGCCAGCCAGACGGCTGCTGTCGGGTGGTCCACGCCGAAGTCGATGCCGGTGATGCGCGGCCAGTGAGGCGGGATCGGGAAGGCGCGCACCTTGATTGCCTCTTCGGCAACGGGGAACACCCGGCCACTGCCCAGGATTGGAATGCCCTTTGCCCGGGCCTCGCGCTCATGCTCTGGGTAGCTGGCGATGATGGCTTCGCGCTGCTCGTCCGAGTAGTGCTCCGCGTCGTAGATCGTCATGCTGGTGACGTTGGACCCGGTAGGCTTGTCGATGAGGAACCGCTTGACCACATCGGACATGCCCAGCAGTGGCGTGAAGGTGACGAACACCTGGCCGCCGGTTGCCTGGGTACGTGTCAGGCCCTCAGAGTAGATCGACAGCGGCGGCTCTTCGTCGAACCAGACGAAGTCCACGGTGTCGGCCTGCCACTTCGTGCGGCCCTGGTCGTAGCTGTTGAACTGGATGACCGAGTCCTCGCCGCACTCATGGCGCACCACTATGCTTGAGACCGCATCAGGCACGCCTTGCTTCATCGACGTATCGCGGATGCAAGCGTGCGGGATCGCGCCAGTGCCCCATTCGTCGCGCATCTCGGGCGGCCCCAGCAGCAGGCGCTGCACCCCTTTGCGTGTCAGCTCGGCAGACTCGGAGCCCACCATGCTGCGCGTGGCATAGGGGAAGCGTTTGCCCTTCCACCAGGACGGGTACCGGCCCGTGGCGTGCATGGCGACCTCGAAGGCACCGCCCCAGGTCTTGCCGAGCTGGTTGCCTGCCATGAAAAGCCGTTCACGGAATGTCGCGCCAGCGTTGTGGAACTCGACTTGCTTGGCATATGCCGAGTAGGTCGCCAGGCGGTTGCGCTTGGCGCGGATGTCGCGCAGGCGCATCAACTCATAGACCTGGAGCTTCTCTTCCATCGTAAGCTTGCTGAGGTCCAGCTTGCTCAGGTCTATGTCGTCGATCTTCATGTTGGGCCAAACCCTTCGTGCGTGTATGACGGGTGTTCGGCTTCATGCGAATAATCGTTTCGGTTTGGGCTGACGCCGACGCCCCAGCCAATCGGCTCATTGTTGCGGCCCACTACGCCTTGCCAGGCTCCGCCAACCACTGTGCCGGTATGGTCCATCACGTCACCGTTGGGCAAGCCGATCAGGCCATTACCCAGGTTGACCGCACCGGCTAATCGGCCAGTCGTGGCGGTAGCCTTGGCTGCCTGGGGTTGGCCCTGCGGACCGTTCGGTGCAAGGCCCGCGTTGAACATCTCGCTGCGGAAGGCGGCTTGCCGGTCATACGGGCCAGTCATCGCTCCGCCAATTAGGCCAGCAATTGGGCCAGCAATACCGAAACGGCCAAAGCCCGTATTGCTGTAGGCAGTCAGATCCTTGCCCAACTGGTAATACCCCGGCTGCTGCAACTCGCCTGAGTCTTCGGGCAGGCCCGTAACCGGCGAGATGGGGCGGACGTTGAATCCCTTGTAGTCGTTCATTTCATCGCCTTGGCAAACAGCATCTCAAGCCGGGAGTCGAGCTGCTCGTTGGTTAAATCCAAGTGGCCGGAGACCTTCACCTCGACGGCTTTCAGCTTGGGCTGGGTGTACTGCAACATCTCATTGAGCATGCGCAGTTTGGTGTCTGGGTCCAAGGCGTCACGCATGATCGGCTTCTTGGTTTTGGGGTCGAGCTTCGGCACGCCGTTGTTGTCGTAGATCGGCACCTGCTTTTTCAGGATGCTAATGATTTCCACAGCGGGGTCGTAGCCCTCGTCGATCAAGGCGGCGGCCACGGCCTTCAGGTTGATCTTTAGCTCGCCGCCCTTTTTGGTGCTGCTCGATTTGCTGGACGCGTGCGCTCTCCCAGGCTTGGCAACCGTCGGCACTTCCAGGTCGTCAAGCGTCGCCAGCTTGGGCGGCGCTCCGGCCAGGTCGGCATGGCGGGCGTTGGCGCGGCTTGCTTTCTTCACTGGTCAGTCCTTCATGTGCTTGCGCACCAGGCC